TGCGAGAGCAGTTGAATTATTTGCTATAAAAGAAACTATTGGTTTTATTATGTGGCCTATAAATGTTAGAGCGTCTTGAGTAAAGTCAGCAAAAACAGTTGCTAATCTAGCAAAAGGATCAATTTCTACCTCTGAAAATGCAGCAAACTTTTTAGTACCTTGCTCTAAAGATTCATTTAAAAAAGCTTGTCGTTTTTGGAACTCTGTAAGTTCTCCTGCCGCTACACCTATACTAGAAGCAAATTTTGCTGCAGCTTCGTTAACACGAACGAATAAACCAATCTCATCTAAGAGTTCGGGTTCTACTTTTATAACCCCTCGGAATATTCTATCAAGAGCGTCAGGCAGATTTCTACCAAGGGACACAGCAGCATTTCTCGCTACTACCCCTAATTGTAATATTTGTTCACTTTCAAAACCTGCACTAAGAGCTAGTGAGGTAGATCTCATTGCGTTGGCGAAATCCATACCAAATCCAGCGGCCTCTTGTAAATCTCTAGCCACTGACCTTATGCTTTGTCCAGATACAACTTCTAATTGTTTCATAGATTCAACAAGAGTATCAACTTGTGCAGCTCTTGAAAGTATACCAAAAGCAGCACTTAATGCAAATACGTTTGCAGCTAATAAAGCATAAGCACGAACGAGCCCGCCAGACCCTCCGCCTTCCATACCTTGTTGCATTTTAGAAAAGTTTTTAGTTGCATTAGATGACATATCTGCTGCACCACGCATTCTTCTACCGTACTTATCAACTTTCCCACTTGTTTTCTCAAATGTATCGCCTTGCTGTTTTACTTTTTTCTGCGTTTTATCTAATTTTTGTGCGACTAATTCAAAGCCTTTTCCAATTGCTTCTACGATAAAAGTGGTTTGTTCAGTTTGTGCCATTATTTTTTAATCTTGCTATACTCAGCTTTTAGCTTTCTTTGAGAAATTTCTACTTGCCTATTCTCCATAAAGATTACTAATTCAAATATGTAATCTTTTAAATGTTCTCTAACCTTAAATTGTTTTAATAAAAAATCAAAATTTGTGTAGTCTTTTCCTACAAATCCTACATCTCCATATACTCTATTGCCTAATGAATGAAAAATATTTACTGCATCAAGCACACAATCAGGAAAGTCTTCCCAATCTTCTGGACATTTTTCCCAGTCTATTTCTTGTCCTGTTTGTTCGCACATCATAAGGTATTGATCCTTAGTCATGCCTATTTCAGTATTATCCAGTTGGTTTTGGAGTTTTTTTAATATTATCTGTTTGTTCTTTTGTACGAAAATTATCTAAATCAAAGACTACCTCATTGAGCCAGTTATCAAATTCACTTGAATTTTCTACTAAAAGAAAAGCATTATCACCTGAAAAATTTAATTCTGATTCAACATCTTGTCCTTCTAAGTTAACAAGTATTAAATCTTCTAAATATTTAAGTTTTAATCCTTTCCAATTTTTTACTGTTTTTTCAGCAAACTCTTTTACAAATTTGTCATCGTCTAGACTTTCTTCAAATTGTCTAGTTTTTCTATTAAATTTATTATTTATACAGTTTTTTCTAATGTTCTGTAATTCTTTTCTTGATAGATTTGCAAGTTCTACTTCAAATCCATCTAATCCTGGGAATTCTACCCAAGTGGTTTTACTATCTACTAGTAATGATTTTAATTCCATGTTTTCTCCTAATATGTTATTTGGTTTCCTAAATCGTCTGGTGTACCTACTAATCTAAAATCGTAGGTTTGTGTAAATACTTCCCCAGGGGTAGAACGTTTAGTATACATGCAGTCTGTTAAATTTGCATTAAAAAAGATACTATTATTTACTTTTGTTCTTATCTGTACAGAAGTACTCGTATTAAATGTTTGATATTCTGAAGCATTAGCATCACTATGAAATTGAGTTATATTTCCGCTAACATTTCTATCTGTCAAACTATAATCTGAAGGATACATTGCATTAGTTGCATTTGTAACACTCAAACTATTTTGAAGTGTTTCATATGGAGTCCATTGAATATTATTTTGTACTTGTAAAGTTGCTGCAACTAAATTTGAAACAGCGCTACTACTTACTAGCACATCTAATAAAGGCTTTGTGGGAGTTCTTGTGGCACTTGCAGATTGCAAACTGCCTGGGAGTGAAAAACTTTCATCTCCTACCCTACTTAGTTTTTTGCCTTGTCCATTTACACTTAATAGTAAATGTGAGTCTTTTCCAAATGAAAACTCTCCTTGAGTCATGACACAACCTTCTAATTTAAATGTGCCATTAGTAGATACTACATATAAATCAAAAGACTTTAATTGTTGGTCTCCTGTTGTAGTAACTATATCTGTTAAAAGTTCAAGTACAATTTGTTCATCTTTCTCTGTAGTAAGATGAGTTTCAAAACTAAAATCGGCAGGATTAGCTTTTGTTATACTCGTTCCCCTAAACATCTTTGATTGATTGTGCAAAGTCTTTACTGAGTACGCATCTTCCGCAAATGTTTGGTTGAACGATAGTTGGGGAGTAACCTTTACATTGTATCGATTACTCCCATAAACTATATGGATTTCGCTTTCTCTGAGAAAGTTAAACCCTGACATAATTAGACCGCGTTACTGTTAACTTTATCGTAACCAGTCTCGCTGAAGGAAGTCAGTCCTTTAGCTTTTACTGTCATTTCATTTGTTGATGAAATGGTTGTACCTAATGCCATAAACTCGATATTTGTTGAAATAACATCTGCTACTTCAATGACAGGTATCTGTAAATGTGCTTTTGGTACATCAAACTCAATCACAGGAGTAGTTCTACTTGCTAATGCAGTATTATCTCCACCCATGAATAAACTCATATCAAATGAGTTTGTAACTAAGTTTGTTGCTCCTTGTAATGCTTTTAATAAGTCATTAGACCCATCACTTTTTGTATCAAGGTAGCAATTTAATGTTCCAGAAATTTGTCTTGTTCCTGTAAATGATCCAATTGGTTGGTCAACAATACCAAGAGTTTCTGGAGTTAAATATGTAATATTATTGGCTATAGTTATAGACCCACCAATAATAGCGATGTCATAATCAGTAACTGCATCTAGTCCACCTGAAGCTGATCCTCCACCCTGTACAAGGTTAGATAGTTTTAATGAAGATAACTTATTTCTAAGATAATCTGCGTCATTTGTTCCACTAACATCAACAAAGTTGAATTTTTCTACATCAGTTGTAACAATTGCTTGAGTACCAGCACCTGATCCAGACACACTGTTAGCTTTAGAAGGATCTTCTATAGCTCCTGCGGCTGAGGCTGTTAACTGGTCAATACTTGTAGCATTACCAGACCAACTCAAAGTTGCAATTCCGTCAATAGAGAAATCAATCTCTACTTGATTAACTTGACATTCATTAAGTCTGTAAGTTGTATTTTCTAGTGCAAAATAGATTTGTAGTTTTAACAATTCGTGAGCATTAGATGCTGAAAAATCAACTGTTACTTGGTTTGCATCGGGATAACTTATACCTGAATTAGTAGTATTACCACTATTAGTATCTTTATCCGCAGTAGTCATTGTTTGTCCAGATAATGCTGCCCAAAGAATGTTTTCTGCAAAGTCTTGCGTTCCGCTGGCTCTGAAACTTGCTGTTCCATGAGTGAAAGGTCTTGCATATGTTTGGAAAGACCATTCTGCAGGTGCTAAAGAGTCATTGAATCTCTTTGAACCCCTGTTTGGAGCGGTACCCGCTTCGTTGATTGTTACATCAGTACTCTCGTTTGCTTGGGAAAAACTATAACCATCTAATACACCTATTTTAAAAGTATTTGCGTCTCTTTCGTTTCCTTTAAAAAGACCAAGTGCAGCTCTACCACCGTCAAAAGTAGTTGCAGTTGCAGTGTTTGCTCCGTCAATTTTAACAGCGAAGCCTGTACCTGTACCTGAAGTTGCTGATTGTGTTAAATCTGCATTATCAGTTTTTGCTCCAGAGCCTCTACCATTATTAGTTAATGTTACAGAAGTAACTGCACCACTATTAACTGCGGTTACAACGACATTCACAGCCGATGCGCCAGTGCCAACAGTAATAACATCTCCAACAGCATGACCTGAGCCACCTGTTATGTTATCGACTTCTATTACACCACCGCCACTTGTATGAACACCATTTACTGTGCTTACAAATACTTGGGTATTTCTCGATAGATTTAAAGCCATTGCTTTCTCCTATATTTATCTTTGGAAAGGATTCCGCGTCACATTAATGAGCGTCTTCGTTTCCTAATATCGTACTTCAACAGTAATCTCTCCTATTCCTAAAGGTTTGATTGCTCCTTCATCAGTTGTAATACTTTGTATTGTCATTGACGTTGTAGCTTCATTAGGTTGAACACTGTCATCATACACTAAAACATCATTATCGTCAATTACTTTTTCTAAATCTTCAATTAATAATGCTAATTCTTCTTGAGGATCTTCTTCATTATGTACATATAGTCGTACTGATAATAATAAAAATCTCCACTTAAATCCGCCTGGTTGGTATTGTCTGCTTTCATCTCCAGCAACAACACATACCTTTGGAAATTGTTCAATTTCATCTAAAAATGTTAGTGAACTACTTACATTTTCAAATACATTTGTTTGGTATGGGTGATTTCCATCTACCCTTTTTATCTTTTTAGCAAGAGAGTCTGCTATTTTCTTTCTTTGTGTTCTATATGTTGTTGACATTATATTCTCCTAAGATAGAAAGTAAATTTTTGCTCCGATAACTCTAATGCTAAGTCTCTTATGCTTTTCTTTATTAGTGGTCTAGGGTCATAATTTGGATCCCATTTATCACTCCTTTCAAATGTAGCATATGGATATAGCAAATAAGAAAAGTCTCCTTGTACTTGAGTTTCTCCTCTTGGTTGTAGATTTAATAAAACTGCACTATTTGAAAATCTGCCTGTTCTATTTATTAATGCAGGTCTACCCATATTTCTTCGTATTGCTGCACCAAGTCTACGATTAATTCTTGCTCTTAATTTATTTAATTCTTTCTGTGTTTCACCACTTTCTCTACTTCTTCTTCTACTTCTATTTGCAGAATCTATTTTTGTTCCTAATAATGCAGCCGCTGCTGTTATATTTCCGTCTGCTTCATCTATCAAATGATTTGTTAGTCTTTTTGGAATAAACTTTGTTCCATATTTTATATTGTTTTTAGGAGTACTTGTTTTTGTTTTTATTTTCTTTTGTTTCTGTCCTCTTGCTAATCTTTTAAAATTTTCTTGTCTACCAGCCTTAAGAGATTTTGAACCTGTTATATTATCAATTCCTTCTTTTCTTATAGAATTAATTAAAGCCTCTCCAAATTGTTGCATAGCTTGGGGAATATCACTTGGTTTTGATGCTCCTCCAAGAGCTCTTATTCTAGCTCCTCCTATTGCTCCCTGTCTTATACTTTTAGGGAGATGGTCACTTTTTAACATAGTATTTATTCGTACTTTTTTTCCATCTCCAAAACTTAAATCTTTTTCTTTAATAGAGCTTATATCAATTTGACCTTTATTTTTTATGGCTAATGCTAACTCTTTTGGATTCTTTCCGCCTTTCCAAAGTTCTGTTAAGTTTTCTGATAAAAATCTTAATGCTCTTAGCTCATTAACAATAGTTTTTAAACCGCTTATACTCTTATTTGGGATACCAGTATTAGTTCCTACTGTTGTACTTTTAAAAGTACTTCCACTTTCCATTTGAACTATAGCTTCGGTTAAGACAACTATAGTCATAGATAAAGAAACATTAATTGGAACAAAACTTTCGTGGTCATGTTCCCAACCTCCAGGAGCTCTCATTTTTGCTTTTCTTAGTGCTCCACTTAATTTATCTAAAGAGGTTCTTAATTCTGTAAAAGTTTCGACAGCCACATACTCTTTTATTCTTGCTACCTCTGTTGGAGTAAATAGTCTAAATGCCTTTCCTAGTTTTTGAAAAAAGTTATTATTTGTTTCAACTTGTACATTTAATTCTTTATTTAAAGTATTTCTAATATTCCTAGTTGCTGTATAAAGTTTGCCTGAGTTTTCATTTATAACTTTATTTAGTAACTTTCCTTTTCTTGTTCCTTTAGAGATTGTTTTATAAGAAAATTTATTTTTAAAATTAATTCTTGCCATTACTTATGTACCTTATAAAAATCAAGTATTCTTTTTATATGGTCTGGGAATCCTATGTTATCTCGCAAAGTTGTTGATACTGGATTCTGCAATGATGCTCCTGCAATACTTAATCTCTCTTTTCTTTCATCTTTAAGATAGTACTTTACTAAATCAAAACAAGCAAGTTTTAAGTCTTCCGGTGTAGAAGCATATCCTGACCTATAAACAACTTTAACTGCTTGTATGCCCATTGGAAATGCTTTGTCTCCTGTAGCTGTAGTTCTTCTTACTAAATCTAGCCCAGTGTCTACAATATATTCATATTTTCCACTCGAGTCTGAATTTCCTGTAATTAAAGTAACATAACTCTCAGATTGACTTTGTCTTTCTTGTACTTGACTTACACTTATGAGAGGACTTTCATCTACCATTATAGCAGTAGTAAAAGTATCCTTTATATCAAAAAACTCTGTTTTATCTGAACTGTAAAAGTCTATAAAACTAGTCCCGCAGTAAGTTTTCACTGCTTGACTTATAGCAGGTATTATAACATTAATCTTTGCATCTTCGTTCAGGCCTTTGATACCTGCGAAGTCTTTGTATTGCTGTATTGTTATTAAGTTTGCCATAATTCATAAAAGTGAGGGGATTGGCTCCCCTCAAGCCTCAAAACTTTAGCTATTAACTAGCTTTATAACTTCTGATGTGAAC